TTATTGGGCAGCGGCAAAGTGTGTGATGCGCGATTTTACGGATGGGACTTACAAGCAAGGACAAAAGGAGAGCACCGGATGAAAACTGTATTTTCCGTATTCGGCGAACCTCAGGGCAAGGGCCGTCCTCGTTTTTCCAGAATTGCCAATGGCCGAACCATTACCCGCACCCCCGACAAGACGGTGCTGTATGAGAACCTTGTGATTACCGAATATCGCAGGCAGACAGGCGATAAACGGTTTGATGACCGGGCGCAGTTGAGCATATCGCTGGTAGCATATTACGGCATACCAAAGAGCGCCAGCAAACGAGTAAAGGCAGCCATGGAATCGGGAGCCCTACGACCCATAAAAACGCCTGATACCGACAACATACTCAAAATTGTCTGCGATTCGCTCAACGGTGTTGCATACCGTGACGATGCTCAGATAGTGGATTCCCGAGTGCAGAAGTTCTACTCTGCCATTCCCCGGGTTGACATCGTGATAGAAGACATATAGGAGGCCAATATGAATTACGCATTAAACCTTACCAGCGATACCTTTAACCAGTTCAAGCACGATTTTGACAGCATCATTCAGGGCACTATCCAGACCATGGAGCAGAAGGGCAGTTTGGATGCCACCATAGCCGTGACGTTCAACATATCCTTCAGCGAAGACTCCGCCCCAGACCCTAAGATTTCGGCGTATGCGGCCAAAAGAGACATTATCATACCCAAGATCAGCCACAAGATAAAGAGCGTTATCAAGGTGGAGGACTCCCGCTCCGGGTATGTAGGCGGCGCCAAGTTTGAGCTTATATGGGACAGGGCGGAACAGTGTTACTGCATACGCAGAATAGACGATTATGAGCCCAACCTGTTCAACTACCAGAATGCGGCTGCCGATGCGGAAGGCGATGTATATGACCCGGACGAAATAGAAGTAACTAACGCAATAGAGATAGACGATGAGGAGGGCGAATAATGGGATACTGTGTACGCTGCGGTAAGATGACATCAACCGCTTTCCCCTTTTGCAACAAGTGCTTTGAGAAGGTCCTTGTCAGAGATACCGAAGTCAAATATCCCCGACCTCAGAAAGCCGCTTTTCTGCACCCGAAGGAAGGCCCCGCCATAGGAGTAGTCAAAGCTCAGATCAACGCCGCCGGTGATACCAAATACTATATCGGCACCTGTACGGGCGACGGAAACCACGGGGATGTTATGCAGATCATCAAAAACGGAATATCAATGTCAAATCTGGATTTCGTCCAGAAGTTTTAGGAGGCTGCCATGGGACAGCGTTATCCATCGATTGAGATAGTCCGTAAAAAGGACTTTTACACCAAGAATCTCAAGTCCCAGATGTTTGTTAACTTTGCGGGGCAGCGGATAGGGGAAATATCCCTGTCCCGCTCCGCACAGTTTACTGCCTGCTATTACCCGTCGCCTGACAGTGCGGCCGATTATGTGCGCTCATGCCCAACCCTATACGCTGCCAAGTGGGCGATATATAAAGAGTGGCAGGCGAAAAGAAAGCCCTATCAGGCCAAAGCGGAATACCTGCCGGCGAGTGATAATACGGAATTCTATCCCACGCCCAGCAAGCTGGCGGGACAGATGATAGCCCTGGTAGATTGGACAAAAATCCGCTCCATCCTTGAGCCCTCCGCCGGCAAGGGCGATCTGCTGGGGTATGCTAAAAACGGCACCTTGCGCAGCAAAAGATATGAGCGCGGCTTTGACGCAGACTGCATCGAGAAGGATCAGAACCTGCGGTATGTACTCACTGGCAAAGGATTCCGGGTAGTGCATGATGACTTTCTCATGTACAACACAAGGAAGCGGTACGACCTTATACTGATGAACCCGCCGTTTTCCGATGGCGATAAACACCTTTTGAAAGCGTTGCAGATGCAGGAGAACGGCGGTCAGATAGTTTGCCTCGTGAATGCCGAAACCATACGGAACCCATATACCAACACCCGGCAATTACTGTCACAAAAGCTGGCTGAGCTTGGGGCAAAGATTATCTTTGTCAAGGATGCCTTTAAATGCGCTGAGCGTCGAAGTGATGTGGAAGTCGCTATCGTATACGTCAATATCCCGGCCAAGACTTTCGATTCTGAATTCTTTGACCGTCTGCACAAAGCCCGGAATGATACTGACGTTGACGCTGAACAGCCTACTGCCATGGTGGGCGGTGGCCTTGTCAGCCAGCTTATATCACAGTACCAGATCGAGGTTGACGCCACCTTATCCCTGTTCCGTGAGTTCAACGCCATGCGGCCGTATATAGAAAGTGGCAGTACCGCAGACACGCATTACACGGTGCAGATTGCCATAGGAGGCCACGTCAAAGACCATATTGGCAACGCTGAGGTAAACGATTATATGCGTCGTGTCCGAGGCAAATACTGGAATAAACTGTTCCAAATGCCGCAGCTCACAGATCGGTTCACCAGCTCTATACTGCAAGAATATCGGGGTAGTGTGGATAAGATGGCGGACTACGATTTCTCGGAGTTCAACATACAGCAGATAGTAAGCGAGCTGAATGCCTCCCTGACATCCGGCGTCCATGCCGCCATTAACGGCTTGTTCGATCGGATGTCCAGCCAGCACACATGGTATCCCGAATGTGGGAAGAATATCCATTATTTCAATGGGTGGGCCACCAATAAGGCTCACAAGATTAACCGCAAGGTCATACTTCCCATAAACGGATTTTACTCCTACTCATCGTGGCGGCATAATGAACTGGATACTTATCATATCTACACGACCCTCGGAGATATTGAGAAGGTGCTGGATTATCTCGACCAAGGGGCCACTACTGAATATAGCCTGCGTGCTGCATTAAAACTGGCGGAGGGCAGCGGCAAGACAAAGAATATCCAATGCAAATACTTCTCCGTTACATTCTACAAAAAAGGCACCTGCCACATCGTTTTCCATGAACAGCGAATAGTGGATATATTGAACATCTACGGCGCACGGAGCCGCAACTGGCTTCCCCCGGACTATGGCAAACGACGCTACGAGGATATGTCACCCGATGCACAGGCTGTCATCGATGAGTTCCAGGGCAAAGCAGCATACGATGAAGTGATGAATCAGCCCGGGGTATATCTTCCCAACCTGACTACGCCGCTATTGGCGGCAGCCACATAGACGAAGAAAGGAGCAACCCAATGAATAACCTTAGTGAAAATGCAACCATCATATACATTCCCGTAAACGAGATAACAGCTCATCCCAACAACCCCCGCAAAGACTTGGGAGATCTTACGGAGCTCTCCGAAAGCATCCGCAAGAACGGCGTCCTCCAAAACCTGACGGTTGTGCCGAATGTGGGCGAGAACTCCGGCTATACTGCGGTAATAGGCCACAGGCGGTTGGAGGCTTCGAAAATGGCCGGACTTGAAGCGGTTCCCTGTGTTATATCTCACCTGACCGAGCAGGAGCAGGTTCGCACCATGCTCATGGAGAATATGCAGCGGAGCGATCTCACCGTTTATGAGCAGGCCCAGGGCTTCCAGATGATGATGGATCTGGGCGACACCGCCGAGGCCATTGCGGATAAAACGGGGTTCTCTGCGTCCACGGTTCGCCGCAGGCTAAAACTTCTGGAGTTGGATAAAGAAAAATTCGCCGCCGCATCGGAGCGCGGAGCCACGCTCATGGACTTTGCCGCCCTCGATGGCATTGATGACATCAAAACCCGAAACAAGGTGCTCGAACACGTCGGCACCGCCAACTTCAATTATGAGCTGAAAAAGACCATAGACAAGCAGGAAGACGACAAGAGGCGCAAAAGGTGGCTCGAACTGCTCGAGACATTCGCAACTAAAACAGACGATACAAAGGAACTGAGATATGTAAAGAGCTTGTATGGCGCCCCCGATGATTTCACGATTCCTGAAGATTCGCGTGAAATCAAATATTTTTACAAGGTCGAGAGCTGGGGGCTTACGCTTTATCGGGAAAAAACCGAAGAAGCCCCTTCCCCCGAAGAAGAGGCCCGGCGCATTGCGGAGGAGCGGAGAAAGCAGTTGGATAAGCGTATTGTGGAGATCGAAACGCGCATGATGGAACTGCGGGACGAATTCATGGAAAATCTATCCAATGCCGAAGCGAAAAAGCGCTTGCCGTCCATTGCAGAGTGGGCCTGCCAAACAGCGCTGCACAAAGGATTTTACATCAGCGATAGTGATTATCTCAACGTACTCGCCATTTCCATCCCTTACGATGCTGACGATGAGCAGGAAGAAGCCATATTTGAGGAACTCAAGCTCAAAGCGAAGGAGGCAGACTGCAAGTTTTTTGCTAATCTGGTATTCGCCGCTAAGAGTTCCCGTAACTTACGATGCCACCGCTGGGACAACAGCCATTATGAGAACGTTGAGCTGTGCGAAATGTATGCATACCTTGAAAGCCTTGGTTACGAAATCTCTGATGAAGAGCTTGCCATGCTGGACGGCACCCATGAAGTGTTCAACCAGTCGGAATCGGAGGAACAGTAATGCAGGCAATCTATAAGCCAAAAGGCAGAGCCGGAGAATATTGCAGTTACGCAGTAAACGTCTATACCGGGTGCAACCACGGATGCGACTACTGCTATGCCAGAAAAATGGCTAACCGCTGGGGGCGCGACTTCACCGACGTCAGCCCCCGCGCGGGGATACTTGAAGCGGTAAAACGACAGATGGGAAGCGGCGAGTATGCCGGAAAGCTGGTGAATCTGTGCTTCTCCTGCGACCCCTATCCTGCCCCACCCGTGGATACGCAAATCACTCGCGAAGTCATAAAGGCAATCAAGGACGGCGGGGGGTTTGTGCAGATACTCACGAAAGGCTCCTCCAGAGCCATGAGGGACTTTGACCTGCTTGGCCCGGGGGACTGGTTCGGAGTAAGCATAGGGAGCTGGGAAGGGACTGCAAAGGCCCGAGAACCATATGCGGACCCGCCCTCGGAACGGGCCTACTCCCTGTTTCTTGCCCAGGAGCGGCATATAAACACATGGGTTTCATGTGAGCCCGTAATAGACCCGCAGGCCATATTTGAGCTCATCAAGCACTTTCCGTTCGTCGATCTGTACAACATAGGGAAAATGAACTATGCCCCGTCAGATATAGATTGGCCTTGGTTTGGAGCGGAGTGTGAGCGTCTGTGCAAAGCGTACCACAAGCGGTATTACATCAAGGAGGATCTAAAAAAAGCCATGGAGGGCCATACGAATGAAAAACGGTAGCTTTCAAGAGATAATGGTAAAAAACGAAACCCCGGAGATGTTTCCGGCTACATACGGCATATACGACAGGGCGGAACGCAAGATTGGAGTGCTTCGCTGGTATTCGAGAGCGGAACAGTACAGTTTTTTCCCGTTGGGTGGCACGGCTTTATCTTGGATTACGATGTTTGAGATAATGTACTTCACCAATAAGGCAATGGACGAATACGCCCGATACCTTATGAGGCGCAAGCGTGAGAGCGGAGGTGTTGTTGAATGGCAAAGCATATAGATGTCACGCATATCGACGGCCTGCCATTCACCTCTTTGTCCGTGGATTTCATGGAGGAATGTGCAAACTGCCCAGTGATAGACGTAAAGGCCGAGGTATCCCCCGGCTCTCTTGCGCTAACCTGCTACAATGCGCAAGCGTGCAGGGCGATAAGGGAATATCGGGCGTCTCTGCGGTTCCCAGTAAACCTTGGGGACAAGCTCTATTTTAACGATGGCAGTTTAGGGTTCGTGGAGGAAATACGGATCACGACCCATGGCGATCTGATATTCAGGTGCGGAAAGGAGATTCCTCCGGCCAAGTATTACGTGGATGTAGAAATGGGTGAGCTCGGGAAAACGGTCTTCCTGAACCCTCACGCAGCGGCCAAGGCTATGGTGGCGGAGGCAAAAGACAAGGAAAAGAGGCAGGATAATGAAACCGACGATGTTTAAGTATGCTGAAGCTATATCTGAGCCCCCGGAGGATACTCCCGGAGTGGCCGTCCCCTATGTTTGTATCGGTGAATATTTCATTATGTGTGAAAGAGCCTCGCTGCTGGAGCGGTTGCTGATACTCATAACCGGGCGGATATATATAAGCGTGATACCAGATAAGATAGTCCCGCCCATAAGCTGTACGACCATATTCCCATTCAAGGCCGTAAAAAACATCGATGCAGAGAATGAACGGAGGTTCAGTGATGAAGCGCAAGAGATTCGGCAAAGAGATTCGTAAGGCTGTCCATAACAAATACAATAGGCACTGTGCTTATTGCGGCACGGAAATCCCGATATTCAATATGCAGATCGACCACCTTATACCCTTCGAATTCGCCGAGGCTTACGCCGCCAGAGGTATAGACCTCAACGCCATTGAGAACCTGATGCCCTCCTGCCGAAGCTGCAATAATTACAAGAGCAGCCTCACATTGGAAAAATTCAGGCAGGCGATAGAACGATGGCCCGAGGTATTGCAGCGCGATAACGTAACGTATCGCAATGCCGTCCGTTTCGGTATGATAGAGCCCAAGCCGCATAAAGTGACGTTTTACTTTGAAGAACAGGAGGATTGACAATGGCAAAATTCAGCAAGGAAAGGCGGAAGCTAAATGAAAAAACCACGCATCATCTGCCCTGACTGCGGAAGCGAGGGCGTTGTAACCATAAGCGAGTATTATTTGTGGGTGTTTCACCAAACGGCGTATTATTGCCGATGCGCGAAGTGCAAGCGCATTTCCCGCATGTTCCCTACCCCGGAGGCTGCGGCAGCCGAATGGGATCCACGGAAGTAAAGGAGGTATATTATGTACAGCAAAAACCCACCCCGCAATGGCGGAATGAATCCCAAACATCCCCGCGAGTCTCCGGCGACCGATGCTGCCGTTATGGAGGGGAGGCCCCTGTCGGCACTGGACGCGGCGAGGATTGCAGCCGAGATAGCAACCCGTAAAGCTGGAAAAATCGGAGCAGACGCCGGCACTACACGATATCTGGAAGAAAAAAAGAGGGACTCCAAACGGCGTAAGGATCGTCGTTTGCGGGATACCCGCCGTCTACTCCGCCATTATAGGGAGATCAAGGCTCACGCAGAGGACGCTATAACCTCACTGGCCGAAATGAAGGATGAGGACTACGACTTCTTTCAGGCTTTCGTAACCGAAAGGAACTCCGTTGACGTGAGGGCAATCGTGACCTCCAAGGCCAGATCAGCCATCATGATAGCTCACATTGACGCTATGCTTCTTAAATACCAGCAGATCGCCTATGCCTCCAATCGCTTGGAAGAAATTCGAAGGTATAATGTTCTTGAAGGGATGTACATCTCAGATAGCGGCGATTCCGCGGAAGATATAGCGATACGAGAAAACATAAACGTTCGCACCGTGTATAAAGACCTGGATTCGGCCTGCGCCCGGCTTTCCGCCCTCTTGTTCGGGATACAGTGGATAGAGCGGGATGGTGAATAGGGCAGAAAGTGGGCATTTACTGTGCAGTGCAAAATGTGGTATAGTATATGTGTAGAATCCCAGATTAAAAACAGGGCAAAAAGTGGGCATTTACTGTACAGTACAAAATGTGGTATAGTGTATGTGTAAAATCCCATATTGAAAACAGGGCAAAAAGTGGGCATTTACTGTACAGTACAAAATGTGGTATAGTGTATGTGTAAAATCCTATCAGCGCAAGGCATCGCGATTTCCGCGGTGCCTATTTAATTTTCAAAAAGATTGGAGGTACAATAACGCCGCGCCGCTCCTTGCGCGGGTGCAGAACACAAACTGGTCGCCAACGGTTTGAAGCACAAATCATAGGAGGAAGATAACGTGAAAATCGTAACCAGATTCAACAATGACCCTTTGACTTATTACGCCATGTCCATAGCCGCAACGTGGGCGGGAGTAGGCTCACTTATGATGGGAATAGAAATGGCCCAGAAGCATGGCCTTCTCCCCTTCCTGCTCTGGTCGCTGGGCAATACCCTTGCCTGCATCGTATATGGAATATTGGCTCCCAGCATTCCCAAGTTGCGTGATGTATTCCGCTCAAAGATTATGCGTACCATCACCGGGCTAATGTGCCCGTTTCAGGTGTGGATAAGCCTTAACGGTATTCAGATGATTTTCTCTGAAACGCCACTTGGCCGGCATTTCGGAACGGCTTTCGCCGTTATCGTAGCCGTTACCTATATCGTAATGCTGTGGCATCGAGGCATGATACGAAACGTGCTGCACGATCACATCAGTTGGATAGCGGTATACGCGCTGGCCTTTGTTGTAACGGTGTTAGCCATTTACAGCAGCGGATTCAGCCCCATATCCTTAGGCGCCGATGCTTCAAGCCTTTCCGTTGGCGTCAACAAAATGCTCCTGCTCGTGCCGGGAGCTTTTTTATACCCTTATTTCTTCGAGATATTGGATTATAACGATGACAATGCCGATGGCACTCACAAGGTGGATATACGCAGGGCATTCGTAAACGGCGGCATACTGTTCGGCGTGTACCTGATGTTTCCCGCCATACTCTCCCTCACGAGCTTCGGCCCGGTTCTCAGTATAGCAAAGGCGGTGCTGATAACGCTCATTGCCGTATCATCCCTATCATCGTTCCAGTACAGCATATACGTATCCTTCGGCCGCCCGCTTGGCCTTACCCTAAACGCCGCATCAATAGCGTTGTGGCCTATGGTCATGGCCATGGGAGTGATGGGAGTATGGACGCTTATGGGAGTCATAAGGGTGTACATCGTACTTGCGGGCATAACCGCCGCCATAGCCTGGCATCTTTACGAAGGGCGGTGACGGCATGAAGGTAATAAAGAAAAAGCTATCGGAGCTGCGTCGCCCGAAAAAAAACGTCCGCAACCATTCTATCAAACAAATTGAAGAATTTAAGCGGTCGGTTCAAATGTTCGGGCAGATACGTCCCATCGTCATAGATGAGGATAACGTTATACTTGCAGGCAACGGCCTATTCATGGCGTTGGAGGCGTTAGGCCGCACCGAAGCCGATTGTTACGTTGCGACCGGGCTCACCGAGGCCGGGAAGAAAAAGCTGATGCTTGCAGATAACCGCATATTCAACTTAGGAGTCGATGATCTACAAGCTTTTGAGGAAATAATACTTGAGCTTGACCACGATTTCGACATTCCGGGGTATGACGCAGATCTGTTAGAAACACTGGTGATAGACGTTGGCGCCGCCGATACCCTGATGGGTGGCTACGGGATCATATCTGACGATACAAAGCAGGAGATGGAGAGGGCAGGCGAACGGTATGCAAAAGAAGATCAGAGCTTTGCCGATGCTGCGGAGCGGATAATACCGACACAAAGCGAATCTCCCCACTCCATTGCCGGGAATGATTCTCCCTCTATCCCTGAAGAAGCCGTGTCCGCTCTCGCTGACCAACCGGATCTGCCGCAGCGATTCATGCTCTGCCCGAAGTGTGGAGAAAAGATATGGCTATGAAGCACATACATGGCAACATGACCGTAGTGGATGCCGCCAGCAAAAGGCTCGACAATGTGTTTGCAAACGGCGTTAAGGTGTATTTCTCCTTCTCCGCGGGTAAAGATTCGCTTTGCTTAGCAAGCCTCATATACGACAAAATACGGGCCGGTACGGTGAACCCAAAGCAACTCACGGTTATATTCATCGATGAGGAGGCCATCTATGACAGCATGGAAGCCATGGCCCTGCGCTGGCACAAGCGGTTCACCGACGCCGGAGTTGAATTCCGTTGGTACTGCCTGCCGCTCAAGCAGGTCTCTGCTTTCCACCAGCTCCAGAATGACGAGAGCTGGATAACATGGGAACCGGGCAAAGAAGAGCAGTGGGTACGAAAACCGCCGCCGTTTGCGATACTCCGCAGCCCGTATATGAAGTATCCGGGGCAGATGAATTTCCAATCCTTCTGCGAAAAAATCACAAAAGACGGTATTCAGATAATAGGGGTGCGCGTAACCGAATCCATACAGAGGGCCAAATATTTCTCAAAGCTCAACCTGTCCAGGCACGGCATCACAGGCAAGAACGCCATTTACCCCATATATGACTGGCACGACTGTGATGTTTGGCTATACATAAAAGAGCATCGCCTCGACTATCCCGACGCTTATATTGACCTTTACCGGGCGGGGACAGCACGCAACAGGCTGCGGCTATCCAACTTCTTTGGCGCAGACAGTTGCGCCGGCCTGCGTCATATCGCGGCAACCGATCCCGACCTGTGGGCACGGATAGAAAAGCGGGAGCCTAACGCATACCTTGCCATGATGTACTGGGACAGTGAAATGTTCAAGCGAAGCACACATAATAGACGGGCGCTGGAGGGCGATACCGGAAAGGATTACAAGGAGCTGGTGCGGCAGATGCTCTTTATTGAGCCGGGGCGGCATTTCAGCAGCGCGTCCACCCGCAAGGTTGCGGGAGAATATCGGCGGCTGTACATCAAGGCCTGCTGTATAATGACGCAGCGCGACTTCCGGGCAATGCACGATGCGCTCATTGCCGGCGATCCCAAGCTCCGCTCCCTACGAGCCATATATGTTCGCATATACAAATCGTATGCCGTTCGCTCCCGTACCACGGAGAAACATATTAGTGGCGTTGGGCAAAATGATACCGGGGGTGACAGGTAATGAGCAGGATTGATATATTTGCCCCGCTTCAGTCGTTGCAATGGGTAGACCGCACCCTGCTCAAGCCTAATGGGTACAACCCTAACAAGGTGTCCGAGGAAAATCTACGCCTGCTAATGCAGTCCATAATCACAAATGGCTGGACGCTGCCCATAGTGGTGCGCCCGGATTATACCATAATAGATGGGTATCACCGCTGGGTCATATCCGGCCGGGAACCGCTCATCCGCAAATTAAATGGCAGAGTGCCAGTAGTAACGGTAGCTCACGATGACCCAAACGAAGATGTATACGGAACCGTGACCCACAACCGTGCGCGCGGCACGCACTTGCTCGACCCGATGAAAGCGATAGTAAAGCGCCTGCTTGGCGAGGGCAAAAGCGTAAAGGAGATAGGAAAACAGTTGGGCATGAAACCCGAAGAGGTATTCCGCCTATCTGATTTCAGCCGCGACGATTTTCTTGAAATGATGACCCGGGACAAAAAAACATACAGTACGGCAGAAATAATAACCGAGATGTAAGGGGGGGTATAAGAAACGGCTAAAAAAACAGACCTGAAAAAACAAGGGTTCTATGTGCGTAGGGAATGGCGGCATCTTAGGGTAGTGGCCCTCGAGCGCGACAATTACCTGTGCCAGCTACGCATTTCAAGTAATTGCACACGCTTCGCAACAACCGTACACCACATCAAGCCTGTCGATCAGTTCCCTGATCTGGCGCTTGACCTTGACAACCTCACAAGCTGCTGCTTCAACTGCCACGAGCAGACCAAGACCCACGTTAAGGGCAACTCGCCGCAGCCACCCGAAGGAGTAAGGGTAATTCGCATTCTATAATTAAGCCGTGGCTCACAAAATAAAAATCCGTTGTTGCCCGCCGCTCCCGCGGTGGGCGGCAGCCGCGGCATACCCCCCCTACCCCAAAAAGTTTTGGGCGCCCTCGCTGCAACCGCGGCCCCTCATTCCTTTGCACCGACCGCGGGCGCATGACATTTTTGGATTCAACAAGCCGAGAGTAAAAAGCCGGAGAAAGGAGGCATTAAGGTGGCAAAAGCGACAACTATAAAAGTCAATCTAAACGAGCAGGCGGCGCAAATACTTGAAAAAGCAAAAGCGAGAGGCGTTGAACACTCCTATATGTTCATCACCACTTTTGCTCGTTATCAGGAGCACATAAACCATCTGAAAGAGTTGGAAGCAGCCATAAAAGCTAACACCATGATGGTCGAAAAGGAGTATGTCAAAGGTCGCAAAAATCTATATGTCAACCCTGCGGTAGCCGCTTATAATCAAACTGCCAGAGCAGCCGATACCACGGCGCAGTTGCTCTTGAAATACATAGTACAACCTCTCTCTGGCGGCGGCGAGAGCGGGGACGAATTTGACATCTTCTAAGTTTCGTATTCCCGATGATATACAGAAATCCGGGGCGTATCAATTTGCGAAAGACGTTGTAGACGGAAAAATATGCTCGGGAAAACGTCGGATTCAATCCTGCAAGCGGTTTTTAGATGAACTCTCGGCATCATTGACCGACCCGGATTATCCGTGGGAATTTGATATGCAACGAGCGCTCCGGCCCATAGATTTCATTGAACGGTTTTTGGTGCCTACCAAGGGAGTATACCACCGCATGGAGCTGTTGCCATGGCAGCACTTCATCGAGCAGAATCTTTATGGTTGGGTATCCCGCGAAACAGGGTATCGACGCTTCCGCGAGGGCATCATTATTGTCGGACAGGGAAACGGCAAATCAACACTCATTGCAGGTAATGCGGCGTATGGTTTGACCAAGGACGGTGAGCGAGGCGCGGAGGTTTATTGTCTCGCCAATTCCAAGGAGCAGGCTAAGATTATCTACGGCGAATGCTGTGCTCAGGTCAAGGGCAGCCCGATGCTATCAAAGCATATTCGCATTACAAAATCAGGAATGTACTATGATAAGACCAACAGCAAATTCCAACCTCTTGCTGCAGATAGTACCAATCTGGACGGCCGCAACGTACACATGGGCGTTTTTGATGAAATCCACGAATATAAGGACTATAAACTGATAAACGTCATAAAAGGCAAAACAAAAAAACGCAAACAACCCCTGATTATCTATATTACCACTCTCGGTACGGTTATTGACGGCCCCCTTATGGATTATTATGTGCTGGGCGGCAACATCCTCGATAACATAGGTGTGATAGCCCAGCGAGCTGCCGACCGCATATTTGTTTATATCGATGAGATAGATGAGGCCGATGATCCAGCCGACCCATCATGTTGGTGTAAGGCCAATCCCTCCCTCGGCGCGCTGCTTGATATTGAAGATCTAAAAGACGAATGGGAGCGGGTAAAGACCATACCGCAGGAGCGGAGCAATTTTATAAATAAGCAGCTTAATGTTTTCACGGATATTGGAGAATTGTCGTTCCTTGATGCGCCCACTATTCTCAAAAATAACAAAATAATACCCATAGAATCACTCAAGGGGCATTTGTGCTATGGCGGGTTCGACCTTTCCTCTACGGAGGACTTCACGAGCGCCTGCATCGAATTTCCCATTGATGATAAGCTGCTGTTTATTCTGGAGCACTCATGGGTACCTGAAAGGAAAGTAAAGGTCGATCGTGAAAAACTGGCATGGTATGAACTTGAACGTGAAAACAGGCTTACCATCGTGCCCGGCGAATACGTGCAATACGAGATGGTATATGAATGGTTTGAGGCCGTGCGGCGAATATACAACCTTCACTCCATCGGCTACGATCCAGCAAAAGCGTTCAAGCTGGTGCTTGAAATGCAAAACAACGGCTTTGTTATGAACGCTGTGCGACAGGGCGAGCTTACGCTCACCGCGCCCATGGATGACCTGAAGGAGCGGTTTCTTGACGGCAACGTGGTACACAACAATGACAGAATGCTTAATTGGTATTTAGGGAATGTGAAACTCAGCAAAAGATCGGCTAACGGCACATACCTGCCCACCAAGCGGAGCAAACATCGGAAAATCGACGGCTTTTCCTGTATTTTATGTTCGCACACCGAGAATCTCCGCCATCTGGCGACCCGAATACCTGACGACAACCCAATATCGACCGTGATAAGGGTCGGATAGGAGGTGTAATTATTGGGACTACTGGCAAATATACGCAAAAACCTTATGCAGGCCGATACGGTCGAGAATACCAAAGCCGCAAACGATGAAACATACGATATAACCAAGGAGAAAAGAAGCAACGCTTCCGGCAAGCTGAAGCGCGCCATGCGACTGATGGGCTTCAACCATTGGGTAAACGGCGACTACACGCTGGCAAACTGCGAACTGATTTTCTCCGCTGCTTCCCGCCTTTCCAACGCGCTTGCGGCCATGCCGATGCGGGAATATGCGGGATCGGAGATCATAAAGAGCGATCTTACCGATCTGGTGAGTTTTGAACCTAACCCCAACATGACGGCCTTTCGTTTCTTCAACACACTGGAAGCATGCAGGGATACCTATGGTAATGCGTATGCGCTGAAGGTTTTTAAGCCTACGCAAATACAACCTGACCTATACCCTCTTGATCCCATGCGCGTAAGGCCCATAGTAGAAAAGCAAAGCAGGGAATTGTGGTATAAAATCACCCCTCCCGAAAGCGCGCCGTACTATGTACACAATTACTACATGATACACATACCGTTTATCTCAGATAACGGATATGAGGGTATAAGCCCTATTTCGGTGCTGAATCAGACGATAGATTACCAGAAAAACATAGAGGAATTCAGTTTTAGGCAGCTCAAAAAAGGAGTAAATGCCCAAGTCGTTCTCGAAGCGCCGTCATCCTTATCACCCAAACAGCGCGAAAAGACGGTGGAGGATTTTCTCAACACCTACAAGGAAACCGGCGGCAATATACTGCTTCTCGAGTCCGGGGTAACGGCAAAGGGCATCAACCTCTCCCCCATAGATTCCAAGATATTTGAGGTGGAGCGCATTTCACGTTCCAGAGTTGCCAATGTCTACAATATTCCCCCGCACATGCTGGGCGATTTCTCCAACACCTCGTTCAAATCACAGGAGCAGCAGACCCTTGAATTTTTATCAATGACCATGCTGCCTATCGTCACAGCATACGAACAGGAATTTACCCGAAAACTCATAACCCGCGCAGACCGTATGCGAGGGCATAGGATGCGTATGGATGTGAAAAACATATTGCGTGCCGACGCCACTACAATGGCAGACGTGCATCAAAAAGGCATACGCGGAGGCTGGATAACGCCAAACGAAGCGCGGGCGGATGACGGAAGGCCGCCCGATCCCAACGGAAATCACCTGCTTGTGGCTCGTGACCTGACCACCCTCGACTATATAGTTACCAATCCAGATAACGGCGCCGGCAATGGCGCTGTTTTCTAATAAATCAACAGGAGGAACATCGAATAATGGAACATCAAGACCTTTCACTCTTCACTATGTTCGAGCGACACGCGGCTGACGGCACCACATCGTTTAAAAACTGGTGCGATTTTGTCGCGTGGTTGCGCGAGACGAATCCCGACAAGGGCATCGTTGGGCGATTGCCGTATTTATCCCCCGAAGCCTACGCGGAGGCTGTAAAGCCATTGCAGCCCACAGCCAACGTCCCCGAGCCCGGCGCTGCTGAGCCCCGAAAGGAATCCGCGCCTAAGGAGAAACGGGCCGATGGCAGGAAAGGCGGCAAGTCCGCACAGAACGAAAAGGAGGAATAAGCCATGCGTTTGTGCCGCCACCCCTTGATATCATGAGCGAGGTGATTTAATGGATGTAATCAACAAACTTAAAGCATTGAGCAGATCCACCGCTGACGCTACTGCCGATATTGGTTTAATAAACCAGTACAGCAAGAAGGAGCTGGCTCCCGATGAGGTATACGCCTACTCCCTCATACTCTGCGACAATGACGAAGACCGCGATGGCGAACGCTTCACAAACAAGACCCTTGACGCCCTTGCGCCTATGTTCCTGGGCAAAACGGGAATTTTTGATCATTGGCGGTATGCCGAAAAGCAGCATTCTCGCATTTACCGCACCAGCGTGGAGAAGGCCGGTGAAATGAATTCTCTCGGGGAACCGCTCTCCACATTGCGGGCCGACGCCTATATGCTGCGAACAGATGATACAAAGCCCATTATAGACGCCATAGAGGGCGGTATCCTCAAGGAGGTATCCGTTTCGTGTAGGGTGAAGGAATGTAACTGCTCTATATGCAAAAAACCGCTTAAATTTCATTGGACCACGTGGACGTATCAATGTGAGACTGGCCACATCAAAGGGCAGTCCTACGATGGTAAAAAATGTATTGGTGAACTTGAAAAGCCACAGGATGCTTTCGAGTTTTCCTTTGTCGCCGTCCCCGCGCAGCACGCTGCCGGGGTTATCAAGGGCATAGAAAACACCTGTGAGCTGATTAAACAGCTTACGCAGGCGAAAGATTTGCCCTCATATCCAAACGAGCTTAAAGCTCTGATGCACGCCGCACAAATGGCGATGAATAATGCAGCCGAGCGGGAGGAGCGCGCAAAAATTGCAGCCGCCGCCCGAGAACGGCTCAAAATCGACAACTAAGAAAGGAGCCAAAACATGGCAAACGTATCCCTCTTTGATCTCAAAGAAAAGCTGTTCTCCCTTGACACGGAGATAAAGACCATCAACGAATGGCTTGCCGAAAAGGCAGCAGACCCCACCGTTCCTATGAGTGACATAAAGGCCAAGCAGGATTCCCTTGCCGACCTCACCGAAAGGCGCAGCATACTCCAGAAGCAGCACGATAATCTGGAGGAACAGCAGCGCAATGCGGTGGCGCTGCAAAAGGGTTCTGGCAACGGCATGACCGAGAAGGATGTGCTGCTCAAGAACAAAGCCGCTTTCTATCGTGCCGTAGCATCGGGCGATAAGTCCCGCATAGAAAAGGCCTTTGACAGCCTTAGCAACGGCACCGAAAAGGGGTATGCCGGCCTCGGCGCCATCCCTGCCAATTCCGCTGCCCTTGGCAGCGGCTCTCACCTGCTGCCCACCAACCTCAGCCGTGAGATCATCACCGAGCCCTATGATGAAAACTCCCTGCGCGGCGTGGAGCAGACCTCCATGGTTGCCGGCCTTGAAGAGCCCCGCGTAGAGTTTGAAATCGGTGAGGATGAACTCCTCGAGGACGTCATAGATGCTGAAACCGCCAAGGAAATCGAGGTATCCAGCGATGTAGTGACCTACGGCAGGTACAAGACCAAACTGCGTATCAAAATCGCCGACACCGTGGTATACGGCAGCGATACCAACATAGTAGATGAGGTTGAAAACGCATTGCGCTCCGCTATGGCCCGCAAGGAGAAACTCAGGGCATTCGCTCGTTCCGCAGACGATGATCATAAGCACATGAGTTTCTACATGGTTGGCATCAAGGGCATAACCGGGGCCAACATCGTATCTGCTATCATAGCGGCCATAGGCGACCTTCCCGACATATTCCGCGCCAACGCAAAGGTGGTCATGCGCGCCGTGGATTGGTTCAGCTATGTGCAGACTATGGCAAACGGTGCTGATACCCTGTACGGCAAAAAGCCCGAGGATGTGATCGGCGTACCCGTCATCTTTAATGACCGCGCCGTTATCCCCATTGTCGGCGACTTTAAATACGCCAAGCAGAACTACGACCCCGGCGCCATACTCGACTCAGACAAGGACATTGATACCGGTATGTTCAAGTTCGTGCTCACCGCTTGGGGCGACCACCGGATTAAGCTCAAGAGCGCGTTCCGCCTCGCTACCACCAGCGTTGCCCTTATCGGCGGCGTAGCAAAGTCTGAGTCTGATAAGCACTTGGCTGGCGAAAAGCTCAAGGCCTCCCCTGTCTTCAACACCGATGATGGCAGCAAGCCCACATCTGGCGTGACCTACCTCTGGCAGCACCTTAGCAACAACGTGTGGACTGATTGTACTAACAGCTATACCGGCTACAACACCGACGAGCTGACCACCACCGACAATCAGGATGAGGGTGTTACCTTCCGCTGCAAGATCACTTACAACAGCGTCTCCGCTTTCACTAATGCCATAAAGATGGCGTAAGGCGGTGAACAGCATGGCGGTAACAGCAGAAGACCTCGCACTGTTCATAGGACTGCCGCCTGATAATGCCGAAAACGTTCAACGATATCTTGACGCCGCAAGATCCAAGGCGCGGGGCGCGGGTATCCGGGATTTTAGCAACAATGCCCATTACGATATGTTTCTGCTCAACCTTGGCGCGATGTATTACGACAATCGCGGCATGGCTTTTTCCGGGTCATATCAGGCTACCGCAGAGGAAACCGCACGGAAAATGATAAATTCATTCGTGCTTTCTCTGCGGCACGCGGAAGAAGACGGCGAGTAAGGCGGTGATCGAAAATGAGCAAAAGTGCGAATCCCGGGGAGCTCCGCACCCCCGTTGAGTTCAAACGGGTAAAGCGGTCTACCAACGAGAATGGTCGGCGTATTGAGGAGTATGAGAACGTCTTTGGCGATGGCGTTATCGTAAATGTAAAATGGGTCAATGCTCACGGATATGAGGCTGTAACGGCAATGCAACTCGGCATACGTGAGTTGGCAACCATAACCGCCCGGTATTCGCCTCTCATAGACCGCACTCTCACCGTCTTCCTCACCGGCGACGACGTGCCCTACGAGATTGTGGACGTTGATAATGTCGAGCAGCGAAACAGATGGCTGGAAATCAAAGTGCAGCGCAAGATGCCTGCAAGATAGGAGGCGGTCATGGCTACCGTTGAAAAGCGTATTCGCAACGCCCTGCTTCCATTTGGTGACCCGGTACAGCTTCAGCCCTTTGCGCCCGATGATACCGCCCGTAAGCCGGAGCGGTATTATACCTTCCAGATAAACACATCGCCCACGGATTTAGCCGATAATGGCCCCCAGCATGAACTGTGTTATATACTCGTTCATCTTGTCTGCCCTCTTAATTGGGACAGCACGAGCCGCATTTTGGCTACCAAACAGGTGCTTTTTACTGCCGGCGCAACATGGCCCGAGGTAACAGATCTGTCGGATAACGACGCTCAGGACATAGTATTCGAATGCCAGATGGCACAGGGGGTGATAAAAGATGGCTAAGTTTGAGGTGCGTGGCATTGGCGATGTCATTTCGGCATTCGAGTCCATAGCAAGCATCCCGTCAAGCGTAATGAAAGAAATACTGAATGCTCAGGCGGACGTGGTAACTGCGGCCCAACAGCGCGCTGCTCCTCGTAATATGGGCACGCTGTCCGAAAGCATCAAGAAAAAATCACCACGAATAACTTACGACGGGGGCTATATCATGGTAGCCCCCGAAGGCATACACCACAGCAACAAGAGCGGTCGAAGCCGGTACCGCAATCGTGGCGGCAGGAGCAGGGGTGAAACCCGGAATGCAGAGGTCGCCTTCATCCACGAGTACGGCGCACCCGGCCGCAATATCCCCGGCCAGCAGTGGATGCTCAGAGCCAACAACAATTGCGAAGCTGCAACCACCGCTGCCGGAGAGAAAGAGTTTTTCGACTGGCTCGCATCGCGCGGGCTCTAATTTTTGAGAAAGGATTTTTTGAAAAATGGCAAACTACGGCGCAAAAAGCCCCATATTCGCCCCTTTTCAGGGCGTTGAACCCGCTGCGGCAGATCCTACCTACGGCGCCGGTATAATTATCGGCAAACTGGTAAGCTGCGTAGTGACCCCTAATAACGCTGAGGGCGACCTGCCCGCCGACAACTCCACGGCGGAATATCTGTCCGAAATAACAGATGAGGATATCGCCCTCGAGACCGATGACCTGATACTCCAAAACTCGCTGATCCTCTACGGCGCTCACATGCGTGGCAACGACATCGTATTTAAGCGCGGCGATGTAGCTCCCTATGGCGGCTATGCTTTCTACCATACCGCCATGCGTGCCGGTCAGCAGGTGCATATCGGCCACTTTTTCCCCAAAGTGCGCGCGGCCCGAGGCGCTAAGACCTACAACACCCGTGGCAAAACTATCGAATTCGGCACCACCTCCATCTCCATGAAGGCCATGTTCACCAACACGGACAACATCGAAATAGAGAGTGAGCCGTTTACCAACGAATCCGACGCTTACGCATGGTGCGCCGGCAAACTGGGTATCGCTACGTACTATACCATTGATGTGCAGGCACAGAATAAGAGCGCAAGCAAGTACGTGGACTGCGAGGGTAAGTGCTTTGTACCGGCAGGCAATACCTTTGAACTGCTCATTACCGGCTACGATAGCGTCAGCGCCGCCTACGATAACGGCGTTGATAAGAAAAGTGCCATTACCGGAGGCACCGGTACTTACACGCTGGCCAACGTGGCAGAGAATCACGATATAGTGGTCATATTCGGCGCCTAAACGACTTTAGCCCGGTGGTAAGGTTACACCATACCCCGGGCTTTTAATGTCTGGAAAAGCGTTTGCAAACGGTCAAAACGGCAATATGGAGGCAGTCACATGGATAGAATGGTCAAATGCACCTTTAATGGTAGGGAAATATATCTGAATTACTCGGTAGGCGTTATGTTTGAGGTCATTGAAAAGTACGGTGACGTGAGCACGGCGCTTACCTATATGCAGGAAGATACTAAAGGGGGCTTTGAAGTAACAAAGCACTTAGGTCTGCTCATGGCGCAGGACGGCGAACTCGCGCGCAGATATATCGGTCACGACCCGTCGCCTATGCTGGAAGAGAGCGAACTTAACTTTCATCTCAACCCGGTTGACTACGAAGCATTCAAGGCTTCCGTGGTATACGCGATAAGCGCGGGGTATGGGCGCGATAATGCCGCTGCTGCGAAGGAGGTAGATGTTGGACTTCAAGCGCTTGAGCAAAAAAAAACAGAGGCAAAAGCCGACGAGCATATCTGAACTACATCGCAGCAGCTATATTGCACCTGTCACGCCGGGAATTCTATCTAATGAATCCCGGCATTTTTTATGAGATGGTACAAACTCATAGCCGCATGATGTCATCCGAGGCAACAAACAAAGAATAAAAAGGAGGATTTACACCATGGCACAATTCAGTTTCAAAGACTACGATCTTACCCTTGATTTCCCGACCTGCACCTTTACCGTAAGGTGCGATTCCGATTACAGCGACAAGATAAAAAACATGGGCGAGGAGTTCACCGGTTTGAGCGAAAAGCTCATCAAAGGCGAGATCACCAAAGACTACGCCTTTGAAAAAATAAAGATGGCCATCGACCAGCTTTTGGGCGACGGCGCATACTCACAGATATTCCAGGGCAGGGATGATAATTTCTCCGACGCCTCAGACGTGCTCATCTTCATACTGTCTCAGGCGACCACATTTTTTAAGCAGATGAAAAAGACGGTGCTGCCTACCGAAATCAGTGATTCTACTCAGGTGATCCCTTTGCCAAACCATAAAAAGCATTAACCTCGGCGGCTTGCCGCCCTTACGGGAGGTGTAAGTATTGGCAACACGCTATATATCAACCAAAGTGGCTATCGAGGGTGAAGCCCAATACCAATCCTCGGTAGCCAATATAAACAGAGAACTAAAGGTCCTGCAATCAGCCCTTAAGCTCACGGAGAGCGAATTTAAGGGACAGGCCAACAGCATGGCAGCATTAACGGCCAAAGGCGAGGCTCTCAACAATCTATATGAGGCCCAGAGAAAGAAGGTCGATGAGTGTAAATCGGCTATGCAGAATGCACAAAAGGCCGTAGACGATTATAAGGGCAAAATCGAAAGGCTCAAAGCTCAGATTGAGGAGAATAAAAAATCCCTTGAGCAGATGAACGACGCCAACCGCAAAGCGGGGCAGGAATGGGCCGCACAAAAGAAGATAGTCACAGAGGACGAAGCAGAGCTTAAGAAACTGCAACGATCGGCCAACGATACCAGCGAAGCACAAGCAGAACTTAAGGCCAAGATAGAGGCTGCCAACGCTAAGATGGCCGAACTGGAAGAAAAGACCGGCGGCGCCGCCAAGGCTGCCGGTGAGCTTATCATTGAAAACGAGAAACTCAATAATGAGTTAGCCGACAATGAGGCAAAACTGGATGCAGCAAAGCGCAGCACCGATGCTTGGCAGATAAAGGTAAACGATGCCACGGTTGAGCTTAATAAGCTTGATTCAGAGATAAAGAAAAACAAGGGTTATCTCGATGAAGCCGAAAAAAGCGCCGACAAATGCGCTAAATCCATAGACGAATTCGGCAAGGAAGCAAAAGAAGCCGGCAGCGAAGTGGGTGAGCTATCCCAGGCACTAACGGCGGCTGGAATCACCGCGGCGCTCAAGAAGATCGCGGAAGAGCTCAAAGCGTGCGTTGAAGAGTCCATTGAATTTGAGAGCGCCATGGCAGGCGTTGCCAAAACAACGGATCTTACTACGGACGAACTGACCGCTATGGGTGAAAGCATCAAGCAGATGTCCACCGAGATCCCCCTCGCGGCCACCGAACTTGCCGGTATCGCAGAGGTGGCCGGACAGCTCGGCATAGCAAAAGACAGCCTCCTCCCCTTTACGGAGGTAATGGCAAACCTCGGTGTAGCCACCAATCTGACATCCGAGGAAGCTGCAACTATGCTGGCGCAGTTTACTGCCGTCACGGGCATGGACACCTCGTTTTTCAGCAACCTTGGCTCCGTTATAGTCGCTCTGGGCAACAGTTTTGCCACAAACGAGCGGCGCATAGTGGACATGGCCCAGAACATTGCCGCTGCCGGCACCAATGCCGGGCTTACGGAATCGCAGATGCTCGCGCTCTCCGCGGCTGTTACCTCGGTCGGCATAGAGACCGCTGCCGGCGGTACATCTATGAGCAAACTCATCAATCAGATGAAGACCGCTGTTGAGACAGGCGATGATCTTGATAAGTGGGCTAAAGCCTGTGGCCTTTCCACGAAGGAACTTTCGCAGTTATGGGCACAGGACGCCTCATCTGCGCTTCTGACTTTTATCCGCAACCTGAATCATCTGGATCAGAGTGCTGTCGTAGTGCTGAAGGATCTCGGCATTACGGAATCGCGCATGGTAACCATGATAACCTCCCTTGCCAACGCGGAGGATAAGACCGGGCTACTCACGAATTCCATCAATACGGCAAACGCGGCGTGGCGGGAAAATACCGCACTGGTCACGGAAGCGAGTTTGCGATACGGCACCACCGAGAGTCGGCTCCAGCTAATGGAGAACTCTTTTTCCAATCTGAGGATAGCCATAGGCGATAAGATGACGCCTGTGCTCGGCGCCTTTTACGATGGCGTGGCAAAGATCGTTAACGGTATTGCGGACCTCATAAACAAATTTGAAGGAGTCACCCCTCTTATAGCTGCGATAATAGTGGGATTGATCTCCTTCATAGCTGCCTTAAGTACGTTGGCTTTGACGATTAAGTTTGTCATTCCCCTAATCGTTTCCTTTAAAGCGCTGATAGGCGCAACACTTGCCAACCCCGTCTTGTTGGCCGTCGCAGGAGTAGCCGCGCTGGGCGGCGCGATAGCCACTCTTGGGCTTGCTATACCAAAGACCAGAAATGAATTGCTGGACCTTTCCTCTGCTTCCCAATTGCAATATGCGGAGATACAGCAGCTTAGGGCAGAGCATGAGCGGCTCGTTGCGACAGGACAGGCAGAATCCGAAGTCGCTCAGGATTTGAAGGCCAGGATCGAAGCACAGACCGCCGCATACGAGGCCAGTAAAACGACCATGGCGGAAGTCAGGACGGCCCACGCGCAGTTTGTGGAATCGAGCAAGCAGGTTATTGCAGCATACAATGATTCCGAGTCAAAAATAAAAAGCAACGCCTCAGTCAACACCAACCTCTTAAAGCGGTTGCAGGAACTCACCTCACAGAGCACCAAAACTGCGGCTGCGCATCAGGAGATATTGGGTATAGTTGACGTGCTGAACCAGCGTATCCCATCATTGGGATTATCGTATAACAGGTATACCGGCGAGCTCAATCTTTCCACCAAAGCAATAAAGGCAGCGATAGAAGCCGAAAATAAGCGGTTTGAGAATAACGAGCGCATTGAGCGGCGTATGGAATTGATAGAGCAGGAAATAAAGGCAGAAGAAGCGCTCGCAAAAGCCAAGGCGGAAGTAGAGGCTGCACAGCAACGATACAATGACGTGCAGGAACGGCACAACGAGGCGGTCGGCAACGCTATACCCGGAAGCCTTGCGTATACAGCCTCCATAGGCACGTTGGGGGTCGAACTGGAAAACGCCACCCTTAATCTGGAGGAATCAAAAGCACGCCTCGAAGAATCCCAAACAGCGTATGACGAAATAACCAGTTCTCTCGATGAGCTGAACAAAACTATGGCTGGCGTTTCGGACGAAAGCAGGAGCATGGCGGAAGTAGGAACGGAGGTAGCGCAAGCCCTGTCCCTGGAACTGAACGCTCTTGCTCTGGCTTACCAGCAGGCGTATGACGCCGCTCTCAAATCCATTGAGGGCCAGTTTGAACTATGGGACATGGCGGAAGTCAAGGCCGATATAAGCACCAAGACGTTGCGAGAGGCGCTCCAATCTCAAAAAGAGTACTGGTCTGATTACCACGCCAATCTGGAAACCGTCCGCTCCTATGGCATCGAGGGCATGGAGGAATTTCTCAAATACTTCCTCGACGGTTCTACCGAATCCGCCGCTGTTCTGGCGGCACTGGCCAGCGAAGGTAAATCCGCCGCAGAATCCATAGTAGGCGATTTTCAGGGGATGCGCGAAGCTCAGGCCCCGGTAGCCGACGCCTTTGCCCAGTTGGAAATAAACGCGACGGAGAACCTACAAAATATAGCTGTCTGCTATAAGGAGACCGTTCAGGAGATAACCAATGCCTCAAACGTTGACTTCACACCGTTTCTGCAAGCCGTAGATACAGCTTTTTCAAATGTGGGCATCACTCTTGAAACGGCTGGCAAGGATGCAGCCGAAGGACTTTCTACCGGCATAAGCGAGAATGCCGGGCAGGTAGAAAGCGCGTCTGCGGCACTTGGACAGACCGTTGTAGATACGGTACGAAAAGTGCTCGACAGCCACTCTCCGTCACAGGTGATGGACGAAATCGGCCAGGGAATTCCCACGGGTATGAGCGAGGGCATAAAGGCTAAAAATCCCGAATTGGAATCCACCGTGGACTCTATGGCCCAAACCATCGTAGAGAAGACGGAAAAGGCCGCGGATGATGCTGTCAAGCGGTTTGTAGAAAAATACGAGCAAATCAACGGCAAGACTCGCTCCATCCTTGAAAATCTCAGGATAACGGTTAACAGCACCACAGCCCCGCTACCCGGCGATATGACCACGGTTGGTAATTCCATGATTGACGGCATGATCTCCGGCCTCAATTCTCGCTCCTCCAGCCTTTTCTCCACAATCCGCGGTATAGTTAACAACGCAATATCCGCAGCCCGCTCGGCGGCTGACAGCCATTCGCCGTCCAGAAAGACCAAAAAGCTATTTGAGGACATAGACGAGGGCATGATTTTGGGCGCCAAGAGCAAGGCGGCACAAGTAGCTGCTGCATTGCAGGGCGTGGTAGATCAGGCATTAGACGTCAACATCAACAACCGGATACCCGATATAATATCCGGGATAGACGATACCATGCCCGCTGGTCCAGTAACCAACCATACCACATACAATAACGGCCGTCAGTTTGTGGTGGAACAGATTAACGTCACGGTGAAAGGAAACCCCGAAGACAGCGCGGAAACAGCGCGCGATCTCGGCGAGGAAATCACTGACGAACTTGAACGAATACTCAGATACAAGGGGTGGCTATAATGCTTGATTACAGTATGACCATAGGCGGTGTAGACCTAAAGCAGGAATACGGCATCATTATTGAAGAAATCAACAGGCCATTCCTGCCGAAGCTGCGTCCCCGCAAGGTGGAACTCCCCAACAGGAGTGGCGCTTACGACTATGGCGCGAAATGGCGGGATGAAATATCACTGGATATAAAGTGCGGCTCTATACGGCTCCCTACCCAGTCACAGGTCAGGGAGCTTGTTTATACGATGTCGGAAAAAACGAAGATCGCGTTTTGGGATGAGCCGGATAAGTATTATATAGGCCGTATATACGATCCCGGCAGGGCGTACAAAGTGCTATCCAGTATGAGAAAATTTGAGCTTTCTTTTATTTGCGACCCGTTTGCGTATGGGGCTACAATAGCGGCCGAGTTTGAAAGGGACTATTCACCCTCATATATCGGCACCGCCCCGGCGCCTGCCCGATTGCAGATAAAGAACGTTGGCAGCACGACAATATCAGGGATCCACATCACCATCACCCGCAGAAAGGAGACTTATCAGTAATGTACGCAACCAACCATTTTGAGGAAATAATGCTTAACCTTGCCCGGGGCATAAGCGCCTCGGCCCCTGAGACCATGTATCTCGCCCTATATCTGAACGACCCCGGCGACGATGGCGCGGGTACAGAGGTCTCATATTCCGGGTATGCCCGGCAGCCCATCACCTTCTCGGCGCCTGCCGCATCCGGCAATGGGTACGCAATGCAGAATACGGCCGCACTCACCTTTGCAGAATCATCCGTATCCGTTGGCAACGTCACCTATGTCGCTATAATGGATTCGCTCACGGGCGGTAATATGTACCTTTATGGCAGGCTGGAGGAAGTGCTGAATATCAGCGCCGGCATTGCTCCCGTTGTCCGCGCTGGGGCGGTTAAGTGGATATGGAGCGGCAAGATGGCCAATGCATACAAAATCAAGTGCATGAATATCTGCCGCGGTGTGAGCTGCTCAGGATTTTCTCCATACCTTGCGCTTTGCAACGGTTCTCCTGAAAGCGGCGGTTCGGAATTTTCTGGCAATTCATACGCCAGGACAGCATTTGTATTCTCGGCCCCTGCCCAACAGTCAGGAGGCGCTTGTCTTATAACAAACAGCGCGAGAATAGAAACTCCCGTGGCCTCCGGCCCATGGGGTGAGCTTACTCATATTGCGGTGTATGATGCGGAATCCAACGGAGAGCCCTACATAATAGACGCTGCTTCCAAGCAGGTAACCATGTCCGCAGGCCGTCAGGTCATATATGTTCCGTCCACCCTCAATTTCACCATCAACTAAGGTGGTGATACCCGGTGTATAATCAGCGAACTTTTAACCAAAGCAGCTTTAATACAGCCGTCGATGATGCGACTGTCTTTCTCACCACGGACGCATTTGAAACCATATCGGGCTATTTCGGGGTGGCGATACTCGCATACATACAAACCAACGCCGCAGAGCTCATAACGGCCGAGGCAATGGGTACCGCCGGTGTAACGCTGAGCACATATATGGCGGAAGAATTAGATTCCGAGTGTTCGGCAATCGGCAGTGTAATGCTCATGTCGGCGCCAGCGGAGATAGTTTCGGGAAATACCAGACTGGGCGCGACCATATACGCGGTCAATGACGTTGCGGAGGTCATAGATGCTATTGCTGCGTTGGGCGCAAGGTTCCGGCTGGAAACCGCCGCGAACGAGACTATTGACGGAATCCTTGCCGTCGGCGCCCAAATATCCGCGTCTCCCCACGGTATGTATGAGATGGTTTCGGCTGTATGCTCAGCCGAAGCGACGGATATTCTCGAGATAGATGTGGATATTTCCTTATCCCCGGGACAAACCCTGGTTGTTGACAGTGAAAATCTTATCGTTCTCCTCGACGGAGAGAATATTGTGGCACGGCATTCCGGCCGCTGGTGTGAGCTGGATCGCAAGGTGCGCTCCGTCGTTATATCCACAGGCACAGCCGGGGCTATCGAATCCTCGATACTCTACACTGAAAGGTGGTTGTAGCTATGGTAGAGGTCTTGAACCTATCCCGTCTTCGCACTGCATATCTGCAAAATTCCCATAGCGTAAGCGAAAAGGAAGTATTGAACGACGTGGGTACTATGAAATTCACCCTACCCTGCACCGATGAAAAATCGCGCTACTGCCAACCATTCCACTATGTACGTTGGATAAGTGACGAAACCGGGGAAACGGGCGAACTATATCGCATCATAAAGAGCACACGCACAAAAAAGCACATTACCGATAAGGTCTATGAGTGTGAGCACGTCCTTGCAACGTTGGCGGATAGTGTCATGCCGGGATACCACATCATTGGCAACATCGGCGTATACACCGTAGAGGTGCTCGAATACGTCCTGTCGTTTCAGAAGACCAAACATTGGCAGCTCGGGGAGTGCGATTTTCAACGGCAGTTTGAATATGCGTGGAGCAATGAGACAGTTCTCAATGCGCTATGGAGTGTGCCGAACAGATTCAGCGACCCCTATATCTGGAAGCTCAATACGACTAAGTATCCGTGGGAAATATCGCTGAAAAAAATAGATACTGCGGCAGAGCCTCAATTTTTTATCCGTGGCGGTCGAAATCTCATGTCAATGGAGATGCCCAGCGATTCTGCTGGCATCATCACCCGTATCTACCCGCTGGGATATGGAGAGGGTATAAATCAGCTTACCATAAAAGACGTCAATAATGGCATTCCGTATCTGCAAAGCCCTCAGAGCTATATCGACAGATACGGGCTCATTGAGCGGTACTGGGTGGACAGGCGTTTTGAAAATCCCGATTCCCTGAAAGAACGGGCGCAGGTGATATTAGATGAATTGCAGGAACCAAAGCTCACCGCCAAGGTCAGCGTATCCGATATTTATCAAATAACCCACGATGACACCGACAGGATTGAGATCGGGCGCATAGTGAAAGTCATGGATGAGGAATATCCCGACGGGGATTTTAAAAGCTATATCACCGCCATAGAGCGAAACCGCGACGTGGCCGGCAATGCGAACGTGGTCATAGCTAATAAGCCCACAGATATAGCCAGCAGCCTTGCCGACCTTGCCGACAGGCAGCGCATAGAAACGGTTTATTCTCAGGGTGCGACCCAGATATACGCCCAGTCTATACAAGCCAACGCCTCATCTCAAAAGGGCGCCATACTGAGGTTCTTCATCCCAACCGATATGCGGATCATCAATTTTGTAAATGCAAAGATAACCCTCGACAGTTTTCGCTCCTACTCCAAAGCCACAGGTGGTGGTGGCGCCATCACGAGAACCAGTTCATCGGGCGGTGGGAGTCAGTCTACCAGTAATAGTGGTGGTGGGACTGCTACTTCGACTTCCAACGGAGGAGGAGTTTCGAAAAGCACGGCAAGCGGCGGTGGCACTTCAAAAAGCACGGCAAGCGGCGGTTCAGTAAATGAAACGACAAATTCAGGAGGAATACAGTCCGCAACAACATCAGGCATAAGTCCAAGCGCGTATACAAAACAAGCCGAGGGACAGGTTGGAGAGGGTGCTACAACGGGCGCAGCTACCGTTGGAGGCGCCTCACATTCTCATTCGTATACCAAGCCCATTTCAAAACACGTTCATCACATGGGCCATACGCATGAGATCAATATGTCGAGGCACACTCATACATTTTATGTGCCACCGCATACCCATAACTTTAATGTTCCCGAACACAGTCATAGTTTTAACGTCCCCGAGCACAACCACAGTTTTCAAATACCCAGCCATACCCATAGATTCAATATACCCAGCCACACTCACACCATTTCCCTGCCCGACCATACGCACGATATCACGCAGGGCATATTTGAGTTTGGTTATCCCACGAGGGCGGATATATATGTGAACGGCAAATTGAAGGCAAGCATGAACCGAAGTATTGAGCTGGACATATCGGAATACCTGCTCAACGACAAAAACCAAATACCCCGCGGCTCATGGCTGTCGGTAGAAGTGCGGCCCAATGACCTCGCTTATGTAACGATAGACCTCGCCATCAAGGGGTTTGTACAATCACGAGGAGGTGGTACCTACTAATGGCACAGTCAATAATGTATCCGGGCATAGACAACAGCCCGAAAACCACTCTTACAGCTACCATTACCGCAAGCGACACATCAATCGCCGTTGCCGACGCGGCCAAACTACCCGCAGGGCCTAACCTTGCAACCTTGGGAACCGGCGACAATGCGGAGGTGGTGCTGTACACCAGTATATCCAACAATACCCTTGCCGACTGCATAAGGGGCGTAGGCGGCACTGCCCGTATATGGGCGGAGGGCACTCAGGTGTACCGTGCCTACACCAACAAGGACCATCAATCATTTATCGACAACATCAAGGATCTCGACAACAATAAACTGGGCAAGGCCGGTAGCGGCGGTGATCTCACCGTTGCCTTTGCTATGGCGTCGGCTAAAACTAATATAGCGACCGGCGAGAAGCTGGCCGTTATGTTTGGAAAGATTGCCAAGTGGTACGCATCTTTCAAGAATCTCGCATGGAAGGATAGCGTAGGCACCGTAGAAATAGACGCCAACGCCGTTACCAATGCGAAACTCGCATCCATGGCTGCAAAGACCCTTAAAGGAAATAAGGGCGCTGAAGCCGGAGCCCCCGCCGACCTGTCCGCATCGGATGTGCGCAGTCTGCTTAACGTGGCGAACGGCGCAGACGTAACCAAAACCACACTGGAATCCCTTGGAGCGATAGATGCGCTTGCCGATGATGATAGGATAGTCGTTGGCGATGTATCAGCGGCAGCAGGCAGCCGCAGCAAATATGTGTTATGGAGTGCCGTAAAGACCGCAATAAGTACGGCGTTGCAAAACGTTTACGCAGCGAAAAATCACAAGGACGCCCATAAAACAGGAGGTGCGGACGCACTCACTGCCGCAGACATAGGCGCTGCTGCCAGCACACATAAGGATAACCACAAGGTAGGTGGCAATGATGCGCTGACCCCCTCGGATATAGGGGCCGCTGCCCCGGCTAAGGAGCTATCCGCCACACTTGCGGCCTCCGGCTGGTCCAACGGCGTCATAACGGTAACAGGGCTCACAGGCGTAACCGCCAGCAGCAAAGGCAATATATCACTGGCAAGTACTGCCACCCTTGAGCAGCGCACCGCCGCTGCAAACGCAAATCTGTTCAAGACCGGCCAAGGGACCGGCAGTATTACCATAACTGCGGACGGCGAGGTTCCCGCCGTAAATATCCCTATAAAAATACTTATAGTAAATTAAAAGGAGGTAAATATGAGTTTATTGAGTTTTTTCCCGTATAGCGTTAAAGTCGGAGGCGTTGTTTTCGATGTGCAGATCGCGCAGCAGCTTCCTGCTGCCGTTGTAAACAATCAGGTGGTCGTGCTGACCTCCCGGGATTGCAGCAAGTGGACATTCTCGTATGGGCCGCCTGCCTCGCCTGAGTCCGGCGATATTTGGATACACACGGTAGACGGCGGCGGGTATACCCTGTCGATAGCCGGCGACCAGACGCTGATACTCACTCCGGGCGTTGTTATGCAGTACAACGGCTCTGCCTGGGAGTATAGCAATGCGTACATAGGCGTCAACGGCGTGTGGACGCTTTTCAGTACAAAATCCCCGCTGTCCTCCTGCTCGTGGGAACAGGTTGTGGGTATTGCCAACTCAGGCGAGGACGTTTCAAAGTTTTGGAGCGTTGGTGATACCTGCCCGTTGACTCTCAGCACAGGCGAAACAGTATATCCTCAGATTGCAGGCTTCAAGCACGATGATAAAGCGAACGGGGGCGGGAAAGCCGCCATTTCCTTTATCACAAAGGACTGCCTTGGAACCAAATATAAAATGAATGATAACTGGACAAATGTGGGCGGCTGGAATGATTCAAAAATGCGAAAAACAAACATGCCGGCATTTCTGGCCACCTTCCCGGATATACTCAAGAGCGACATAGGTATTAAGACAGTAAATAAGCGGGCTTCTGCCGGTAACCAGTCAACCAATATCATTACCTCTCAGGACAGATGTTGGATACCTGCGCTTATCGAAGTCATGGGCTCCTCCGGCAACTCCGTTCCCGGCGAGGGAACGCAATACTCGCTTTTTACGACAAATAGTAGTAGAATAAAAAAAGTAGGAGCAGCCGCAGCGGATTGGTGGTCGCGCTCTCCGTACTCCAGTAACACCAATAGTTTCTGCGCGGTGTCCGCCGCCGGGGCCGCTACCAGTACTAATGCCAGCACTGAGCTTGGCGTGGCGCTGGGCTTTTGCCTATAATCCCCGTATCCAGTAATCGCCGCCCCATTTAGGGGCGGCGCAGAAAAAAATTTTAAAATTGGAGGTTCCAGATGTCAGTGCCGAAATCCAAGCGTAGTGAAAGCTCAATGGAATTTCTGAACGGGGCTTTTGATCTGGAAGGATATACCCACCAGCGGTGTACCGGGAATTTCCCTAAGCACGCCCGGCTTTTTATCGCGGCGGAGATATACAAATTAGCAGCCGAATGTCACACCAATGCAAAGTCGGCGAACAGCATATTTGTCAACAACTCCCACGATGCACAAATGCGGCTGGATTATCTCACAAAGGCGATATGTGATATACAAGCGTTGTATTCCAAGATCCACATTGCCAAGAAATACGTACAGTTTGAAGCGGGAAAAGCCCCGAACTGGGATGTGTGGATAGGCATGGTAGAAAAGGAGGCAACTCTTCTCGTAGCCACGAGAAAGGCCGAGATCGAGAGATACAGAAAGGCAGGATATATTATGTAGTAATCAAGTTTCGGTTCTGTTCTGCATAAGCCCGGATTGGTGGTCGCGCTCTCCGTACTCCAGTAACAACAATAATTTCTGCGCGGTGTCCGCCGCCGGGGCCGCTACCAATAATAATGCCAACACTGAGCTTGGCGTGGCGCTGGGATTATTTATGATTGGCCCGACAAAGTAGCTTTGGCGAAATCAGTGCCTTAAATAAGGGGAACAGGACCATTGCCGGAAACGGCATAAATGGAACCGTCGCTATGACCGACAGGACGCTGCTTGCATGGATGGGTAGGTGCGTAACCATTTTCATTGTCGTTGTCATACGCAGCCTGAATCGCACCCTACAATACGGCTGTACGGCGGTTATTTCTAAAAGGAGACATGATGACAAGCGAAGAAAGGCGGGAGGTAAGATATCAAAGACGAAAGGCCCGGCGGCTTGCCAAGAGGCAGGAGCGCCAGCGGGCCTTTGAAGATGTGTTCACTTTTGACAATTTGTATGAGGCATATAGGCTATGCTGCCGTGGCGTTATGTGGAAAGCCAGCACCCAAGTGTACAAGGCTAACGCTATGCTGAATATTCACAACACGAAAAAGCGGCTGTTAAGCGGTAAGTATAAGCACCGCGGGTTTACCGTGTTCCACATCAACGAAAGGGGCAAGCCCCGAAAGATACAAGCCTCCCACATAAGCGACCGGGTGGTGCAGCGGTGTCTTTGCGACCACTGCATGGTTCCCCAGATGTCCCCTACATGGATATACGACAACAGCGCCAGTCAAAAGGGAAAGGGCATGGATTTTTCCCTGAACCGTCTTGACGCCCACCTGCACCGGCACTACCGCAAGCACGGCGCCAGTGGATATATCCTGCAAATTGATTTCAAAGATTTCTTTGGCAGCCTTTGCCACGCCACGGCTTTCCGGGAGATAGACCGGAATATATTCGACCCGCGCCTCAACGCTTTAGCTAAGGCGCACCTGACCTGCTACGGCGACCACGGCGTAGGGTTGGGAGCTATGCCCTCTCAGACCATAGCTATCGCTACACCTAACAGGCTGGATCACTTTATAAAGGAGCAGCTTCGCATAAAGGGTTATGGCCGATATATGGACGACAGCTACCTTATACACGAGGATAAGGAATACCTAAAAGAGTGCCTTATCCGAATACAGGCTTTTTGTGCTGAGTTGGGTATAACCATAAGTGACAGGAAAACAAAGATTATAAAACTGACCAAAGGGTTTAAGTTTTTGAAGATACGCTTCAGGCTGACCGATAGCGGCGCGGTAATCCGCAAGCCTAACCGCAAGGGTATCTCACGTATGCGCCGCAAACTGCGAGTATTCCGCCGTTGGGTATCCGAGCAGCGCATGACATATCGGGACGTGGAAAACGCTGTGGCGTCATGGCGCGGCGGTATGATACGCAGCCGAGCATACTGGGCGGTATTCAACATGACCCGATACTTTAAATATCTATTCAGAGAGGAGATAAAATCGTGTATCGCATAATTAAAGAAAATGAAGTGGTGGCGGTGGTAGACAAACTGCACTTCTGCCGGCCTCAAGCCAATGACATCCCCTGCCTCACCGATGAGGCAAACGCGCATGGCATTGTCATAGACGATGCTTTTTTTCATATAGAGGGCTTCCCCGAGTGGGAAGGCAAGGAAACTGTAAAATACGAGGAATTTGCGGGAACTGCCGCTATCGCAACGGCACAGGCGGAGCTCGCTGAAGCCCGTTCCGAAGTGTCCGAAATACTCATCGCGGCTCGGGAGGGGCTCGTGAGTCCCCCCTCGCCCGGTGCGCCGTGGAACGCCCAAACGCATTACACTACCGGCGATACCGTGGAGGGCGGGTATGTGGCGCTGAGATACAGCCGTGGCAAAGACCCCGCAGACACGGCCAATATAGGCGTTTACTGGGAGATACCGCAGGTCAGTTATCCGGCGTGGATCGATATTGAGGACGGCACGGTAATAACAGAGGATACCATAGTCACCCATGATGGCAAGGCCTGGAGGTGTATTTCCCAGCATATCAAGTCCGCGGTATATAAGCCCCATGCGGACAGCACGAAATGGGCCGCATATAACGCATAGAGGGGCTAATCCCCCCTCTATCGCCGCTGTCCGGCTGTTCTGACAGTTGCAATCCTATCCGCACCAACAATGATGTGAACATACTATGTATGATGTTGACATCGGTGGTTTCACCCGAATATAATGTAATTGAGCCTAGGGAATTGCGGGGTTTATTTGGGTATAAGGAGGTGCAAGCATGAATAAAACCGAGGCTGTGGCTAATTACTTTATAGCCATGGGAATGAACGAAGAAGAATCTTTTATGAGCAACCTCCGGCTGAACAAGCTTATGTTTTATGCACAGGCGTGGTGTTTGGCTACATCTGGCAAGCCGCTTTTTGAAGCAGATTTTGAGGCGTGGGACTTTGGCCCCGTGATACCCGCCATATATCAAAAATATAAGAAATATAAAGGTGCGGCGATCACCGAGGTATCTCCCGACTTTTCTCTTTCGGTCTTTGATTCCGAAGAAATAGAATTGCTGTCCGCAGTGATGGCGTCCTACGAAAAATACAGCGCCGTGGGCCTAACGAATTTGAGCCATGAGAAGGGCGAACCGTGGGATATAACAATTCAGAAAGAAGGACGAAACGGCATTATAAGCAAAGCTCTCATAAAAGAGTGCTTTAAAAAAAAGGAACCGATAAGAATCGTGAAGCCTGCTGATATTCTGCAAACCGTTGGGTATCACGATAAAGACGGCACCCTGATACTTCCTGCGGACTGGAAAGAGGGAGATCGGCCGACGAATGCCTAAATATGAGAAGTGGGATATATATTGGGCAATTGTCGCATATGATGACGAACCCGGCAAGAAGAAACTGAGGCCGGTTATCATAGGATATGATGGTGCCGCTTACATAATGTCGTTTTATGTAACAAGCCAATCTCCAAAGCCGGGATATGACTGCTATCCCATAAAAAACTGGGCAAAAGCTGGATTGCAAAAGCAGTCGGTAGTAAGACTGGATAAGATGCTCAGGTTACAACCTGACGATGTTCAGGACTTTATAGGACACTTGTCAGATATCGACATAATGCTGATAGAACTGGAACTTGCAAGAATAGCCAATCGCAGTCAGTGAGGTCGGAAATGGTTCCCGACACACGCGAAAGCGTACCTGAGATGCAGGGGACACCGCCCTGCCACTGATCCGATTTTAAGGAGCTTAGCGGCTCCTTTTTTCATGCAAAAAATGCGCCGGCTCACTCGCATTAAGAGCAGGCAGATTAACGGAATAAAGGGCCGCGAGGCCCTTTTTTCATACAACAAAATTTTAAGAAAGGAATCAGTAACATGAAAAAGACGACTGCACTTTTCCTCGCCCTAAGCCTTCTGCTCCTTGTGAGCGGGGCTTTTGCGGCAAACCCTATCGCGGTTGGTATAACCGCAATCGACTACCAGACGGGAGCCGTGATAGGTCCTAAAAACTACTCCGTCAACGAGCTTTTTACGGTGCGGGTGACCGTATCTATCCCCCGGTTTACGGACACCTCAAATCTGACCGTAAAGCTCCGGACGGACGGATTAACAATGTTCGAACCCCAAATAGACCTACGAAGCGGCGAATATTACCTGTCAGGCGTTATAACCCGCCAGCCCGCATCCCTAACTGTGGAAATACGGGATCACTCCTTCGATAATGCAAACACCGCCGAGGAGCTTTACAACGCCATACAGTTTGACCGCTCCACTGCCGCTACATACAAATTTAGCGTAGCGCAGGCCAGTACCACCACGACCACTACTACCATCGTCAAGCAGCTTCCCAAGACGGGCGGCCCTTCCGCCCTCGGCTCGAGCATACTTTTGCTTGTCTGCGCTGCGCTGGTATTCAAGAACAGGAAGCATAACTAATTTCATTTCAAGGAGGTGAAACCCATGGGCGATTATATCTGTTCCGCGATCCCCTCAGTAATCGACGACCGCGACTATGCCGTGTGCGTCCGTCAGCCCGTTACTCTCCCCCTCCGCTACCGGCAATCAATCCCTACCAATTACCATCAGGAGGCCGGAAACTGTGTCATGCAGTCCATGCGCTCGTGTATGTGGAGCATATTCAAAACGGAATTTGGGGTAGATATGGGATACGGCGGATACCGTTCCCACAGCCGGGAGGGGATGTATCCCAACGAGGCAGCAAATGGCCTTTGCAAATACGGCATAGCCCCTCTCAAGTATGATCCCGGCGAACGTGAGGTGCCAGCCGTCATAGCCTACTACCGCCAGAATAGGCAGGAGCTTGAGCGCCACGCCAAGCCCTATAAGGGCTTGACTTGGGGACGGGTATACTCCAAAGAGGCCGTAAAACAGGCCCTATATAACGGCCTATATATCGTAGCCTGTTTCGCCATATCCCAGTGGCGAACCGACAGCAGGGGAATTTACCGCTGCACCTCTCCCGAAAAAGGCTACCATGAGATGCGGATCTTCGGCTGGGATATAGTTGGAGATCACGAGTACGCCTGTGTCCAGAACTCCTGGGGCAGCTCATGGGGCATAAAGGGCGAATGCTATATCCCGTGGGACGATGTGTTCCGGGTTGGTGACGTCATAGCCCTCACCGCCCCAACGCAGGAGGAAAAGGACGGTAATGATACCTACATACGCCGCACGCTCCGCAAGGGCATGGTGGGCGATGATGTGAAGGAGCTCCAAAGTAAGTTGAACGAGCTGGGGCATATCTGCGGTACGGCAGACGGTAAATTCGGCAGCCGCACCCGATATGCAGTAAAGGCCTTCCAGCGCCGGCATCGGCTCAAGGCCGACGGCATAGTAGGCCCAAATACGTGGGAGGTATTGGATAGCGTATGATGGAGAAAAAAATACTTGCTTATGCCTCCAAAGGCAGCGAGGTAAGCGATCTGCAATTCCGGCTATCGGCCATAGGCTATGGCTGCGGCGATGATGACGGATTCTATGGTGTGCCTACCGTTGCGGCAGTTAGGGCATTCCAGAGCGACAAGGGCCTGCCTCCTACCGGCGAAGCCGACAGCGCGACCCTATGCGCCATTGCCGCGATACCCGCCACAACTCCAACAGATGATGTGCGGGACTTCATACGGTGGGCGCTGACCCATGCTAAGGCCGGGAGCATACCCCTCGGCGCAGAGCTGCTTATACCGGCTGGGGATTGCGGCACAGACCCGTGGGAATACCTATTCGGCACCTCCGGGAAGGTGGCTACATCTTCCGTGCTGGAGGAGCGGTGGTGCAACTATTACAGCCTCAACGGCTGGCGGCGCAAGGATTACGACCGCATTACCCGTGACTGGGCTGCCAATCGGCAGATGGTAGCCGACTGTCAGGGCTTACTTGACGCCTACTGCACAATGGTTCTGGGGATCAGGACGGACTTATCCGCCCACGGCAACTACACTAAATGGTGTTCGGAAAAGGGGCGCATCGCCAAACTCAGCCGTCCCTATGTCATAGGGGAGGCTGTTTTCCGCGCCAGCAACGCCGGCATAATGAAGCACGTTGGATGGGTCTGCGGCTTTACCAGCGATGGAGAACCGCTGGTGGTAGAGGAACGGGGCCTATCCTATGGTTGCGTCGTAACCCGGCTGTCAGTCCGAAACTGGACGCACAGGGGAATAATGGACAAACGCTTTGTCTACGCTTCCGTACCTTCGGAGGCGTATCCCTATTTCGCTGTTTGCGGCGGGAACAGTGTACATGTGCGCTCAGGCCGGGGGACAAAACATAATGTCCTTGCAACACTACGCAAGGGCGACCTGCTCCTTGCCCTGCCCCCTATCGACGGCTGGTGTGAGATAACCTATGTATCAGCGGGCACGTTCCGGCAGGGCTATATGAGCGCAAAATACGTTGCATCAAAGGAGGTAGTCTGAAATGCAGATACTCCAATTGCTGCTGGCCGGCACCGTGGGAGCCGCGCTGGTAAAACTGGTCGATAACGTGATCCAGTTCATGCTTAACCGCGCCGCCAAAAAATCAGACCGCAAGGCTGATAAGGCAGACGCAGACAAAGCCCAGGATTGCGATATAGCCGCGCTGTCACAACAGGTGAAAACGCTGCTCGAAAGAGTAGGCCGGACAGAAAAGGGGCAGCAGGTCATATTGCACGACCGCATAAAATTCCTCGCCCGGGCATACATCGCGGCCGGCGAGGTGAACTTCTACGACTACAACGACCTCAAGGAAATGCACGAGACTTACCGTGAGCTGGGCGGCAAAAATCTTGTCCGCCCGATGGATGAGGTCAGCAAACTTAAAACCATATATAAATAATCAATTAAATAAAGGAGGATACTATTCCATGAAAAAGACACTCATCAAGATTTTCACCCTCATCGCTGTTATGACCCTCTCCCTGTCTTTGGCCTCGGTGGCCTTTGCCGCCTCCGGTGCGCTTCCCGAGGAGTTCTTCTCCTGGGAGGTTCTTGCCACCTATGCGGGTGCTACTATGTTTACGCTGCTTGTGACCCAGCTCATTAAGGGCATAGGCGTGATAGACAAGATTCCCACCCGTATAGTCGCCTACATCATCGCACTTGTGGTGCTGCTGGCGGCCAACTACTTCAACGGCTCCCTTACTGCAAGCACGGGCTGCCTATGCGCCGTGAACGCCGCTGTGGTTGCTTTTGCTGCGTATGGCGCCCATGACACCATTGCCGAGGTACGCAAGCCCAAATAATAAAGGTGCTCACCTTCACCCTCTCGCGGCATTCCCGCGGGAGGGCTTTTTTTTATTTGGGTAGAAATCAACAAAAGGTATCATACACGATTAAATTAAAGGCTTATGCCAAAATAACAAATTTGTTTGCTCTTGGTAATGTTTGTGTTATATTTTGAGTTGACAGTTAGAAAATAATCGCATATAATAAGATTGCAGGTAGAGATACGCTGTATACTCGTGTAACCGAATTAGCGTTTAAGTGTCATGTAATGGCACCGGTCACGAGGCCGCCGCGAGGCGGTTTTTTTAGTTTTAGTGGGGAAAGACTATGGACTTATTTGTGTATTCAGATGAATCTGGAGTATTTGATAAAGCACACAATGAAATTTTTGTGTTTGGTGGTCTGATTTTCATTGGCAAAGACCAGAAGGATGAGTATGCCAGACGATATATTGCGGCTGAGAAAGTAATGCGTGGGTGCCGATATTCTACACATAAAGAACTAAAAGCTTGCCGCATATCTAATAAAGATAAAGGTAAATTATATCGCGCTACAAATGGAACTGTAAGGTTTGGTGTACTTATAAACCAGCAAAAGGTGTTACCACGCATCTTTGAAAGCAAAAAAGATAAGCAAAGATACCTTGATTATGCTTATAAAATAGGCCTTAAACGGGCACTTGAATATCTTATTTCAGAGGAATATATAACAAGATCGGACGTCAATGCTATACACATTTACAATGATGAGCATACCACCGCAACAAACGGAAGATATGAATTACGAGAAGCCATAGAAAACGAATTAAAAAATGGCACCTACAATGCACAATATAACAGATTTTTTGAACCTACCTTCAAAGAACTTAAGGGGTTGGATTTGTTTTACCGTGATTCAAGCAAAACGCCTCTTATTCGTGCGGCAGATATTGTAGCGAATAGGATATATCACATGGCTCTCTGTGGGAGCATAAAACAGTTGGATGGGGTATATTTAACCATATTACCATAACAGGTTGCAGGAGTTTTTTTCATGATGACCTCTCATAAAAAATGTCCCCCACTGGGACACATCACACATTTCTGTGGAGAGGTGCGGGGGGTCCTGTTGGTATTATTATATGCCTTTATTGCATTTTTGCAACCCTTAATTATAAAAAACTTTGTAAAGACTTTTTTGAGCAAGGCTACACCTGAGCCATAGACAACATTGAGTAAGGTACAAATAACCATAAGACACCCCGCCCCGGAGGTCACGAGGGCAGGAAGGATGAAAAACATGAAAAAATATTTAATGGCAGGGTGTATAACACCGACACCGCTACCCTTATAGGCAGCAAAAACAACGGCAACCTCGGCTCGGATTTTAACTATTTCTGCGAAAGCCTCTATCGCAAACGCACGGGCGAGTATTTTTTACACGGTGAGGGCGGCGCGAGGACACAGTATGCTGAGTGGCATAACGGCCTGCTATGCGGGGGTGAGCGCATAGTATCGTTGACATTTGATGCGGCCCGCCTGTGGGCCGAGGAAAACCTCGACGCAGACATCTATGAGGCCGAGTTTGGCGAGGTTGTCGAGGACAACAGCCGGATATGCGTATCACTCAGCCTGTCAGCGGCAGGGGTAGAGCGGGCGCGGCGAGAGGCTTCGGCCCGCGGTGTATCGCTGTCCGCGCTGGTAGATGAGTATTTCTCCGGGCTGTAAAGCGCTGCATAGTATAATGACGGTGATCCACATGACCGGGTATCAGCAGGGTATTTTTTACGCGCTGGGTTGCCAACAGGATAGCAGATTTGCATTACGCTGCATAGACCGCCGATATCTCGATGAGGTTGCACACCTTTTTGACGGTTGCACGGTGTATTACCAAAAGCGAACACAGGGCAAAAAGGGGTGTTATTGCATTAAAAGCGCGAGGGTATCACAAATCAGCCTCGATAACGTTACTGACCATGCAGGATTTTTGCGGGCAGTTATAGAGCTCAACGGAAGTATTGGTCTCGCTACGCGCAAACAAAAAGTCACCGGACATCATTATTATCGTCCCAGGCTGCGAATATACGGCACGGAGGCTATTGTCGATATTGCATTGGATCATTTGCCGATTATTCCCAAAAAAATGCAGCACCATCATACGAACACGGGCCACACGTGCGAGATTAGCATAAACAATTTGGACGAGTTGTTGAGTGTATACGACTATCTATCGGGATACACCGTGGCGCCAGATTTTTGGCAGCGTTACGCAGATTATATGAACGGCAAGCTGAATACAGCAGACCGTCCTTGGTCGGTATAAGCATAATTATGAGTATTTTTTCGGTCTGTGTCATACTTCACAGCAAAAAACATAGGCATTCTCCCTAAGGCCCGGACAACTTCTGTCCGGGCCTTATTCTTTATCCGGCAAGTAATGCACTTTATTCTCAACGGATATGTTGTGCGTATTCATTGCGCTGGGCTCAAAGCCAAACGTGAGGGTGTATCCCATAGCATTCACTATGCGCTGTGCATCCTCAAAGCCAAAGTTTTTCTTGTTCAGAAGCTTATTGAACGCCTGCGGCGATAACCCTATTCTCTCGGCTACTTCACGATGGCTAACTTTGCTATCCAGCATTATTTTTTTTATCTCAATAATAACCTGCTCGTTGTCACGATATGCTATCACGTGTAGCACCTCCTTTCATTTTAATAATAAACCATATTGGAATATAAGTCAACTGTAAACGGGAAAAATAATAAAAAAAGTAGTATAAAGAGGTTGACAGATAAACCAAAATGGTTTATAATTAGTACATAAAGAGAGGAGGTGAGGCAAATGGTAAAGTCAAATGAAGAAGCCCTGCGAGAGCTTCTCCGGCTGATGGCTGATAATCCAGGGTTGGCAGACCGGATAACAATCACCATAAAGCCAGCAAAGGTCTTGCAGGGCACCGACAAAAAAGATTAAATCGGTCGGGGGGCGGCAGCCACCGCCCCCTTCCTAAGAAGAGTATAACCGACATTCAAATAAAACACAAGGAGATACGATATGAATTGCTTAATTTATGAAACATTCCGCGAGGGATACGGCATCGACCAGATTGAGAACACCATGACCGTTGGGGAGCTCATCCGCTTCTTGGGAGACTTCAGCGAGGACACACCTATTTACCTGAGTTTCGACAACGGGTACACCTACGGAGGCATAACAGAAAGACGTTTTGAAGAAAGGGAGGAAGAAGCTGAATGAACAAGGTAAGACGCAAGGCGTTGGCCGATCTGGTCGAGCAGTTTGAAGTTCTCAAGGAAGAACTTGAATCCCTCATGGAGGAAGAGGAGGAATACCGCGACAATATGCCGGAGAACCTCCAAGGTTCTGAGCGGTACGAAAAGGCGGATGCGGCCTGCGACAACCTATCTGACGCAGTAGATAGTCTGGAGGAATCCATCAGCAGTATCCAAACTGTTATTGAGGTTGAGTAGGGCAGCCTCTATGAAAAGGATATATCTACAACCAGAAAATCCCCCGACCGTTGTTGGCCGGGGGATTCTCCCTTAACGTTTCCGTTTTTCATGCCCTACTCTCGTAAGTACGACTGGCTCACTGTTAGGTATGTAAACCATAAGTTCACATAGGTCGCATTCGAGGGCTTCGCAAATCAGGTCTAAATGTTCTAAACTTACTCTGGCAGCAATGTCATGGTACAAATCGTTGATGGTGTTAGCTCTGATTCCGGTCTTTCGCGAGAGATCAGCCTGTGTCCACCGTCGTTCGCCAAGTCTGGTAGACAGTAAAATCCGTATCATACGCATTTGCTCCTTTTTCTCAATCTACCAGATATTGCGCTTATTTTCTCGTTTTTGATAATATATATCGAATTTTGATATAAGAAAAGACACCCTTAACACAGGTGTCTCTCCCTTTAAACTCTGGATACCAGTACGAATACCTCGCCAATTACGTACATAATAAGCTCTGGTGTTCGCCCAGACTGATGTTGGTGGAGCATAGGGGATTCGAACCCCTGACCTCAACATTGCGAACGTTGCGCGCTACCAACTGTGCTAATGCCCCATATCATTTGTATTATACACCAGATTTAAAAAAAATCAACCCGCTTTTAAAAAACTTGTCATCGCCGTTGACAAACATGTTTCGACGCGATATAATAATCAAGCACGCGATAAACGGCGTATGCGCCCTTAGCCCAGCTGGATAGAGCGTCTGGCTACGGACCAGAAGGTCGGGGGTTCGAATCCCTCAGGGCGCGCCAAAGGAGAAAGGATTACCGCCAGGTAGTCCTTTTTTCATTTGTTCAATAATGCCCGAAGAACACAAAACCATTCAGCAAATGTTTTTTTCCCGATCTTGTAGAGGCACTGCCCCACACATTTTTCGTAAAAATTTACTAAAACCTATTGACAGGGGCGGCGGGGGAAAGTATAATACCACCAACCTACCTAATTGGTGGTATTTAGAGCGAATTTATTTTGAAGGAGATACGGTGCT